ATAGCAAAAGCAACTACTGCGATGCTTTCTTTAAAGTTCCCTCGTGGAAAGTATCTGGTAAGCGGGGAGGCTCCGTTAACCATGCGCGCTGGCGGTTTATGGGTGATGGAGGGCGCTGAGTTCCTTCACACTACATCTACAGAATCGACGATCAAAGCCGACACTATTGATGATTGGAATATTCTTGGTGCATTTACCATCACGGGAAGCGCATCCACTGCTGGCACTGCGAAGGGCGTTTACGCAAAAGGCTGCAATCGCTGGCGCGTGGAAAAGCCTACTTTCAAAACTATTCGAGGATACGGGCTTTACATCGAAGGGGGAACGCCGTCCGGCACATACAGGGGCGATCAAGGCTACATCGAAAACCCGGTTGCGCTGCAATGCTATATCGGGATGGACGTTGAGACTGGAGCAGGGGCTGAATACTGCGTAATTAACAACCCGATGATAACCGGCTGCACCACTGGTGCGGTAATCAAAGGAGGAAATACGGTTGTGGTCGGCGGGAACATCACTGATAACAACGATAACCTTTCTCTTGCGGCAGGCGGCAACCACGGGCATGGGATATTCTCCGGGACAAACATAAATCACGGAGTACAATACAACGTAAGGGCGCTTAATGTAGTCAATGGATATTCTTTTGAGGGATGCCATCTTTACGGTAACGGTAGCGGAAGCGGTGCTATCTATCTGTCAAACTGCAAGGGCATTGTTTTTAGTAGCGGCTACTTGGATTGTTGGATTTACAATGATAGTGGTGCTGATAGCGGTTGGAACTACGCTAAAAACATGTATTGCCCCGGGAGTTACACTGTAAAAGTAACGGATACTGGAGCAGGCAAAGAACAATTTATCGCGCTTGGGTTAACCGGGCCTGGCTCGCTTGATGGTGGGCTTAACATATCAGACCCTAGTGAAGTTTATGTTCATGCAAGACGTATTACTACTCAATCGCTTACTAGCTCTTCCGCATCCATATTAGTATTTAATGACGTGCAAACTAATGGCGACCGCAGGCAAGCATACGATTCTGCAACTGGAACATTCACGGTGCCTGTGGAGCAAGGTGGGCAATACAGAATATTTGTTTGTGTAGTATTTGCGGGAACAGCAATCACGCCAAATTACTGTGATGTAAATGTAAATAGTGGTGCTGAATTCAACAACGTTCCACTGGTTAACATTGGGACAGGTTTTATTAGTGGCGCATTAACTACTGATGTGTTTTTGAACGCAGGGGAGACGATAGAAATTATTGGTAATATATCTGGCACTTCGCCGGTATTCGGCAGTGTAGCATATAAATCATGTTTGTCTATTGAAAAAATTTCGTAACTTTTTGTTTAAGGAATCAAGATGCTTCAAAAAAGTACATGGCACTTAGACAAAACGTTTAATATTAGTCATGCAATTACTACCATTGCGATAGTGGTATCCCTGTTCAGTTGGGGGAGTAAGATTGACACCCGGATTAGTCTTGTGGAACAGCAACTTGCGGCGCAAGCGCGTCTGGATGAACAGCAAGATAAGCGTATGAAAGAAGCAGTAGATAACATTAGATCGGATATTACTTTGGTATCTATGAAGCTTGATCGGTTAATTGAACGTAAATACTAGGAGATTCAAATGATATTCCCTAAAGGCACGGTTAAGATGGCGACGGTGAAGTGGGTGGATGCGGATGGCGATGCAGCAGTGGTTGATGGGATTCCTGTTTGGGCAGTGTCCCCGCCGGAATTGGCAACACTGGTTCCGAATGCGGACGGGATGAGCTGTGTGATTACGTTAGGTCATGCAGTCGGCACATTGCAATTATCCGTTCGTGCTGACGCCGATCTTGGCGAAGGTGTGAAAGAAGTGATCGCTACAGTGGATCTCGAAGTGGTCGCAGGAGAGGCGGTCGTTGGAACGCTAGTTTTGTCATGAGCACATCGAGCGACTTGCGTGCTGACGCAGATCGGCTCCAGTTGCTCGTTGGCCGCATCTCGGGCATTGAAGCAGATATCGAAGCGTTGAAGAGAGCAGAAGCTCCATTAGTGAAAGAAGCCGGGGAGGTAGCGAAGAGGATTGAGGTGGAGCTTGCATTGCTTGTATCTTCCCGGCCAGCAGTTCGTGGAATTATTACTTTAACTTAAGGAGTTTACCATGCATAAAATTGTCATTACTGCAGTGCATCCTTCAGTGCCAGCAGTGAGTGTTATATTTACAGGACTCACTCCGCTAGAAGCAGCGGAAGTAGAATCTGCCCTGGTTTGCGGCGCATCGGATTGCAATCAACTGTCAGCGATGCGTGCCGGGGGTCGGAATCTTCCAGTGGCTTCTACCAATCTGGGCACGGGTACTGCGGGTTATACTATAGAAAGTGACGATCCAGCAGTTACTTGGGGATATTCAGGGAACAATACTTACTCAAATGTTTCACAAGAAGATTTTATAGGCTACCTAGCTGCGATTGAAGTGCGGTTGAGTCGCATTTCTCCCGCGGCAAAAGCTAAACGGAGTTAATAAATTGCTTACTGCAGCATGGTTAGTTGTATTGAAGATAATTGCTATAGCTGCAGTAGGCGCTTCTATTCTTGTTCTTGCAACAGAGGAGAGTGTGCGGGTGCTCGCAGTTCTCGCTCTTGCAGGAATGCTGATGGTGTGGTATTGGTTCTGAGGAAATGCTATGGATAAATATGTGATTGTGCTATTATTTCCTTTGTTTGGTTGCGCAGGACTGCCTTCGTATGATGCGTGTGAAACGCTTCGTTATGAACGCACAAAGGAGCAGATTGAAGTGGTGTGCAAGCGTAGTTCCGCTGTGATCACGCTTCCGAGTATCCCGGGACTCTAATGGCCACTTTCCAGCCGCCGCCGACTTATGCCGAAGTCGTTCTTGTGGACGAGGCAGGAAAGCGGCCGCCCCGTTTTAACCCTATTTGGCTGAAATGGTTTGTGGATGTAGCAAGGGCACTTGCGGCGGCTGCGGGAGGCAGTGGAACGTTGGTGCATAATTCTTTAACTGGAATTCAAGGAGGTGTAGCAGATGAAGCCTATCATCTTTCTGCGTCTCAACTCTCTGCAATTCTTGCTGCACTTCCGCCGAGTGGAGCATTGGCGCTTCCTCTGCACACAGTTGCTGGATTGCCGACTGGGTCAAAAGGATACGTGGCAATGGTAACAGATTCCACACAGACGTTGATTGTGGGACTGGGACTTGCAGTAGTTGGTGGCGGGGCAAACAACGTCCCTGTGTATCATGACGGAACCATCTGGAGAATAGGATGATCAGTGAGATAGAAGGGGTATACTTCGCACGGGAGACTGCGGCGCAGGTGATGCAGGAAATTGAACCACTTATGAAAGCTCATGAGGAGGTGCTGAAGAATGATATCACGCAAGAGTGGCCACTGGATGTTGACTTCGCACGGTATAGAAGAGCTGAAACAAACGGCGCATTTCGAGCCTATACTGCCAGGCATAACGGGAAGTTGGTTGGGTATTGCACTTTCTTCATCGCGAGTGCTACGCAACGAAAGTCTCTGGTCATTGCACACGAGGATGCGCTCTATCTGGCTCCGGAATATCGAAAGATGGGAGTGGCGAAGGGACTCATGAACTTTGCAAACGATGGGCTGAAGGATGTAGCTGAGCTAGTAATCTACCATGCGCCAGAGGCGAATCCTCGCTTCGGTGTGCTGCTCAAGAGGGCAGGGTATAAGAAATATTCTGAATATTACGCAAGGAGATTATAATGGCTTGTGCAGCGGTGGGTGCGTTTTTTGCAGAACTGGGGGCGAGTGCGGCAGCTGAAGGAGCTGTTGCTGCGGGGGTAGGTGAGGCAGCGGCAGGAGGGGTAGCCCTTGGTGCAGGAGAAGCAGCGGCAGGCGGTGCGGCGATTGGCGCGGGGGAAGCAGCTGCGGGTGGTGCAGCAATAGGTGCAGGGGAAGCGGGTGCATTTGGAGCTGCTTCTGCGGGGGAGTTGGCGGCAGCGAGTGCGGCTGATGCTACAGCATACGGCACAGGGGCAGGAGCTTTTGGCTTTGACGCAGGAGCTTATGCGAGTACTGGTGCGGGACTAGCTGGATCAGATATTGGGTCGGTTGCTGGATGGTCTACATCTCCGTCATTTGAAGCTCTTGGTGGATCCTATGGAAGCGGTGGCTTTGGTTTGAGCGATCTTGGATCGTTCTATAAGTCCTACGTTTCTCCGGCAATGAGTGCCTTTTCTGGAATTAACGGACTGATGAATGCGGAAGAGCAGAAGAAACGTGCAGCAATGGCGAGTATGCTAGCCGATCCGTATGGCGCATCGGGTGGCAGGGCGCAGGCGCAGGGACAGTTAAGTAATCTGATGAATGATCCGAGCCAGGTCGCCGCGAATGATCCAGCGTATAAACTTCGTATTCAAGCAGCCCAGCGAGCAATGGCGACGCATGGCCAGGGCAGTGGAGCGATGGGCGTAGCAGCGGCGAATGCTTCAACGGACTGGTATAATGCGCGGTTGGCGCAACTTGGGCCTCTTGCTGGTGCGCAATTCTCTCCGGCGCAAGCGCAGCAAATTGCGATGCAAGGATACCAAGGCGCAAGCAATACGACGAGTCAGGCGCTCGGTTCCCTCGGATTCGCCGGGCAGCAACTCGCAGGACAGAACACCGCTTCCATGCCCCCGGCAGTTCGCCAGTGGCTGGCCCAACAAGCGATGGTGGCGTAAATGGCTGAACTATGGGGGGCACCAAACGGGATCATCGCTGCGGAGGAGATGCAGCGGAAGAACTTTCTTTCAGGATTAGAAGCGCAGAAGGTTCTTCTGGATGTGCAGGAGCAACCGGTTAAGCTGGACAAGATGCGGGCGGAGACGCTGCATCAATTGACGCTATCGGGATTGAATCAAGCACAGATTAACGAGAAGCAGCGTGTTGCGGAGATGCAGCGAGCGATGACCGAGGCGTCAGTTGCTGCGGATGCGGAACTGGCGAAGCGGGATCAGCTGATTGCAGGGGCGGCAGTGCAAGGAAGGAATGCGACCGTCGCTGACTTGGGAAAAGATGGGAAAGTTCCAGTTAATACGCGGACGGCGCGGCTGGAAGAGACAATTCGCCAAGCGGAGAAACGTGGAGCGTCGGAGCTGGATCTTGTTCCGCTGCGAAAAGAACTGTCTACAATCCTTCAGCAAGATGCAAGCGCGCTGCATCAGACTGCGCAGGCGTTTGAGCAGCAGGCCCTCACGCGGATTAAGACGCAAGAGGAGCTTGCCTCTCTTGCCAACTACGCGAAGAAAGGACCAAGGCAATACGCGGAAGCGCTTCAACAAGCGATGCAGATCCCTGGAGTTAACCTATCCCGCTTTCCGCCAGTGTGGAGTCCTGTGGTCATTCCAATGCTGGATGCGATTACTTCCGGCGTGCTGAAAGAAAAGGATCGAATTGATCTTCAGATCAAGCAGCAGCAGGCGAACGCGGCAAGTGCGCGAGCTGCTGCGGATCAGGCACGGGCTGGTACTGATGCGATGGTGGCAAGTGAAAGAGTGAAACTGATGCAAGCCCGAAGAGCACGAATTGAGGCGAGTATTGGGGATGGACCAGGGGAAGTGAGTGAAGCAAGGCGAGCCACGACAGAACTGAAACGGCAGCAAATAGCCGCGAAGGATCGTGCAGAATTTCCACAGATTCCACTTGATCCCTCTGGAATCTCTATCAACCGTTCCTACACTACAATGAACGGGGAGAAGGTTCGTGCTGTGCTTGATCCTAACGGAACACAGAAGAATGCGAATGGTCAGCGTTTCAGCTTGGTGAGAATTACAAAGGCCAAGAAACCGGTTGACGATGGAGAGGAGGATTAAAATGGCTGATATCGTTTCGTGGGAGAGCGCAATTAAACCGGCAGTAACTGGCGGGGTGCCTTCAGCTAAAGGGGATATTGTAGACTGGAATACGGCGATTGGTGCGACTGAGAAGCCAGGGATGATCGAACGTGCAGCGGATACTGTGCTGAGGGCACTTGGCGTGACGAGCTTCCGCGCGCAGGATCTCGGCGAGGCAGTTAAAGAATCGGTGAGAGGGCCGGTGCTGGCGAAGTCGGAAGTTGTAGGGAAGCGGGCGGAAAAGGCAGGTCGGTATCTTACGGGCAGTGCTGCGCAAGTAGCGGATATGCCAGTGCAAGCGATTGCTTCAGTGCCGCGGACGGTGGGGTTTTTTACCATGATGCCGGTATTGCAAGCACTCGGCGCCGATGCGAAGACTGCTGCAACCGGAGCGAAGATCCTCACGGAGAATATTCCGGAGGAAATTGCTTCTCCCTGGGCAAGCACGGCAAAATCGCTAGGACTGGAGAAGCAATACAACGATAATCCAGTGGGATGGATCCTGCACGGACTTTCAGAGTTTGTAAGTAAAGGTGCAAGCAAAGCGGAAAAGTCCACTGGGATTCCGTCGGAAGTGCTGGAACAACTTGCCGACACGACGATGGGTGCGCTGGGGATTAAGGCGATTAAAGGTGCGGTGAAAGGGCGAGCAGACTTCAAAGCTGCGGAGCAGCTGAAAGCAGATAAAGCAGTCGCCGCTGCTGCGGAGAAGGCGGCGGCGGAGAAAGTTGCCTGGGTGGAAGAGGAGATGAATGCGCGGCGGGCTGAGTCGACGATGCAAGCGCGTCTAACGAATACTCCTTCGAAGATGCGGCAGGAAGCAGAGGCGAAATTCACGCAAGAGATGAAGATGCAAGAGGCTGCGCTGAAGGATATGCAGCCGGACGTGAGAGCGATTATTGCAGAGGTGAAGAAGACTCCGGCGCCGACTCCGAAGGATGCAGGAGTGGCGTGGGTGGAGGATCTGTTTCAGAAGGCGAAGGAAGGGAAGCTGGAGGAGCCTGCTCCAAAGGTTGATTCTGCGAAACCGCTGACTCCGTTGGAGAGGGCACAAGCAGCAGATGCCATCAAGCTCCCCTCCACAAACGAATTGTATGTGCAGAGATTAGCAGAACGGGCAAGCAAAGGGGAGACCTTGCTTCCTAATGAAGCAAGCATTCTGCGGACAGTGGGGGAGCAGTCCGGAATTGTGAAGGCAGGAAAGTCTACAGGGAAGATTGATCCGGAGTTGCTGACCGTGCTGGCGGGTGGAGCGACAGGGCTTGCAGTGGGATTGCCTCTTCTCCAAGCTGCCTGGAATCATTATAATCCAGATCAGCAGATTTCGTTGAAGGCTCTCGCAAATGGGGCTTCGTTGTGGGTGAAACAAGCAGGGCCAGGGGAGCAGGATAGGAATCTGACGCCGAAGAGGAAGATCCCGGAGGTGGTCGATCCTGGGATGGTGAAGGAGCCAGGGGATACTCCCCCCTGGATGCAGTATCGTAAGCCGGAAGCAGGCAGGGAAGTGATGGCGGAAGCATCAGATCTACTACCGGCAGTTGCAGGAGTTGCTGCTGCAGGAATGCTTAAAGGTAAGCTGCCGATTCTGGATAAGATTCCAGCTGCAGCCAAGGAAAGCTTACCGATACTCAAAGGTGAACAAGGAAACATCGATCCGCGACTGGCTGCAGTGGGTGGCGGTGCAGCAATTGGGCTAGCAATCAATTCTTATTTTGAGAAGGACGCCCCTCTTCACAATATGCTCATGGGAGCGGGACTTGCTGCGCTGGTGGCGTTTCCGAAGGGGCAGGAGCTTCTGAAGGATGGACTTCAATTCGCGGATAAGACACTAGGGGAAATCAGCACGCGGGTGAGGAATATTTCAGAAGAGTTGCTTCGTCCAATGCGGGCGCAGGAGCAACAGTGGATGGAAGGGACGCATAGGGATCTGGAAAGAGTTGATCCATTCCTCAATCGACTGAATGCGAAGGAGATTCCTGCAGAAGTGAAGGGAGAACTTGACTCCGCACTGATGCGGAATGATCTGAGGGAAGTGGATCGCATTGCAAAGATTATTGGGCCGGAGGCACGGGCAGAATGGCAGGCGGTTAGGGATGTGTTGGAGCAGAAAGGGGAACAGCTGCAACAGTATTCTTATCTGACGAAGCTTCGGACGGATTATTTTCCCCTTGCAGTGAAGGATGTGGAAGGGCTGCTTAGTGCAGTGGGGAAAGAGTCACGGACGCGATTGGAGGATAAGCTTGCTGCGGCAGAGAAGAAATCGTTTAAGACGGCGGGAAGAGGACTGAATGAACTTGAACGGTCACTGATTGTGAATCAGGAACTTCGATCTTCTGCGCCTACGAGTGGAAGGGCAGGATTCCAGCGGCAGCGTGGAATAGAGATGTCGAAGGAACTGGAGCAGTATTATTATTCTCCTACTGAATCGCTTCATTCATATCTGCGTCAGGTGAATGCGGAGATTGCCAAGGCAGATTTCTTCGGTCGGGATGCCCAGATGGTGAAAACTGGCGGGGTTAGCTATCTGGATTTGGATGCCAGCATCGGATCGAAAGTGAGCGGGCTGTTGAAGGCAGGGGAAATTACTCAAGGGGAGATGGCGGAGCTGTCCTCCATGATCCGCTCACGATTCACCGGCGGGGAGCAAGGCGCATCTCGATGGGTGCAGGTGGCGAAAAATGTAGGCTACACCGGGACAATCGGGAATGTGCTGAGTGCGGTGGCCCAGGTGCAGGATGCACTGATGGCGCCATTTCACGCGGATGTGAGGGGAGCAGTTAGTTCTATCGCGCAGCAGATTACAGGTAGGCAACAGACCACTGCGAAGTCGTATGGAATGGTGGACCATCTTTCGGAAGAATTTGTCAATACTTCCTCTTCCGCAAAGGCGCTAAATAGTATCTTCAAGATTAGTGGCTTCACCGCGATTGATTTGTTCGGGAAAGACATGGTGCTGAATAGCTATTTGAACAAATACCAGCGCATGGCGAAGACGGAAAGTGGACAGATGAAACTTGCCCAGGAATGGGGGGACTATTTCACGGGAGATCTTGCGCAGTTAGTGCAGGACTTTGGAAGCGGGAAAGTCACGCCGTTGGTGAGGGAGGCGCTGTTCAGTAAACTGTCGGATATCCAACCAATCAGTAAACTGGAAGTTCCGCAGACTTATCTGGACAATCCGAATGGCCGGGCACTTTATATGCTGAAATCATTCGCGTTGAAGCAAGCGGATATTGCGCGGGTGCAAGGGTATAATCAGATTAAGAAGGGAGTGGAACAACATAATCCTGCACTGGTCGGGAAGGGGATGGCTTTCCTAGCCGGGTATGCTACATTCCTCGGAGTCTCTGGGGCGAGCATGGATATTATAAAAGACTGGATGCTCGGCCGCCCCTTCGATGCACGGTGGAAGGACATCCCGCTGAATATGATTAAAACCTTTGGCTGGACAGAATACACTATGGACATGGTAGCGAAAGGGGAGCCATTGAAGGCAGTAACTAACATTGCTATGCCCCCCTTTCAGATTCTGGATACGATAGTGAAGAATGATCCCAAGGCGTTGAATTACCTTCCCTTCATCGGCAAGATGGTTTATCCCCACACGGATACAGGGGAGTTGACGGAGGCAAAACGTCTTCAGAAGCGTCAGCGGGAGGAAGATTCGGAATACCAGGCAAAGAAAGCTGAACGGGCTCTCTTGAAGAAGGAGCGGATGAAAGATCCGGAGTGGCGGGATTACTATCTGCGGCGGGCACAGGGGGAGAATCCGGCGAGGCCGAGGTGAGTTGATGTTGATTATTTTCGGATAATTGATGTGACATTGCGCGTCCTCTGTATTTTGATGGTCTTGGAAAAAGTATCTCCGTCACTAGTTCGGTAGATGAGACAGATGTTTCCGTTATTAAGCCTGAATGCGTTGATGGGAACGCAAGTGAAAGGAACATTCGGACTATATTTGCTTGGAGTCATCTTGGCCTCACTACATCTACGCCGCATCCGCAGCTAGTTGAATAAATACTGGCAATTTTTACAGCCTCTTCAGCTGTTCCACCGCAGTCCATTGCAGCCATTGCATAAGGTGCATCTTCTCCCCAGGCCATGAAGGGTTCATCTATGTTTATTGGGACAGGAGTTTGGAAATAACAGTGAAGTTGTGAGCCAAGCTTTTTCACAATCAACGTAGCCCAGGTATTTTTGTTGCTTTGGCAAGCTGGCCATTTCACGGGATCTTTTCCCTGGTGATACCAATCAATAAGAGCAGCACAAGAATCGCTATCCCCGCAAGCTCCTATTGCTGCACCATCTGCTGCAAGGTGAATCTTTGTAACACGCACCTTCATTCCGTTGAGTGTCATCTGCTTATCTGCAGCCAAACACATTCCATCCCAAGCAATTACAGTCATGCTACTGCTCCTTTCCTGGTTGATTGAAGTTCCATTCCGTTTACTGTGTTGAGCATTTTTATCTGGCCAGATTGAATGGCCCCGGCGACTATTCCCTCGAAGTCGCGGAAGTCGGGGAAGTAAAGATGAATGTTCTTGTAGGCTTCAGCGTAAGGGACGCTGCCTTTTGTATGGATGTATTCGATAAAGCGAGTAGCCTGCAGTGATTCATCGGTTCGGCCAATAGCAGAGAAGATCCGGGGCATATCCTTTTCGAGATCCTCTAGCATAGTGTTGGCGAGGATAAGGTCATCCTTGGTGATGATGAGGGATTCGCCGCGTGCGGCGGAGAGCACCATAGCTACCTTATGCAGATGGGTTTGCTTCCTTGCGCCGTAGCCTGCCATCATCGGATCATCCATACGAAGATGAGCGGTTTTCCAAAAGCGCTCATACCATTCCTCCCCCCAGGATTCAGCATCAGAAGTCAGTCGGAACTCTCCGGTGAGGAGGGAGATCTTGGAGAGGTCTTCCACGAGTTGCTCACGCAGGCGGCTGTCGAGATCGCGAGATACACTCTTGTGTGGATAGGCGACATAGCGTTCTTTCTGATCTCCGTAGACGAAAAGAATACGAGAGGATAATCCCCCACCGATCATCCCCGCGGGCATGTTCCGAGCGATCCAATCTGGGGTGGTGCCAGCTTGCATGTGGATGAATGGAGCCTCAATCATATCATTCCCGCTCATCTTGGTTTTCTTTTCATAAGATTTCTTCCCATCCCAGAGTTCGATGAGCAGGTTAATCATCTGGCCGTCTTTCAGGTCGAGAAGGGAACCGAGTTCACTGGCGACAAGAGTGATGGGAGACATCGGGTAGAATTCCCCCTTGTATTCGAAGGCTTCTGATGCGTCGGCAAAGGCGGAGACAAGGGCCTGCCAGGTGACTGCGTTGGGACCGAATTTAATTCCAGGAATATCGCGGAGGATATCGGTGGATATGTCTACTGTAGTGGACTTGGCGACGACCCCAGGGGGGCCAACAAAAACGATGTAAAAGGAAGGATACCACATGAAGCGAACTTCATCAATCCAGACCCGGCGACGAAGCGCTCCTCCGATGGTTCCAACCGCTGACCAGAAGTGCATTCGACGAGGAGCCTCAGTGACGGAGGCGTATTTGAGATACGCAGTGATCCAGTCAGCGTGATGGCGCGGGGTCATTTGTAGAATTCGTCATAAATAATTGATGTAATCTTACGACCTTGTATCTTATTCCCAAGAAACTTTACACTATAAAAATTTTTATTGATTTTCTTTATGATGCGAGTACCCGCCGCGTTAAATACATGCACAGTGTTTCCTGTTTCAAGTAATCTTTTTAGCTTGAGCTGCCAAGGATAAATCATTTACATTCTCCCCAGGAGACGGTGCTGGTCTTAATGCCAGATGGAATAATCAACGGCGTTTCGTAAGGGATGTTGATGCGAGAATGTTGCTGCATGAGTGGAAGCACATAATGCTCGCGGTGCGTGGGGAATTGGCCAGCTAGTGAATCGTGAACCTGCAGCAACACCTGACACTCTGGAATGTGATTGTGGAAATTCATCCAGGCACGATTGATTACGCAGCCCACCGTGCTCTGCGGAATCCACGCCACTGCCTCTGGAATAATTCCATCCTTCCGATCAAAGATATACCAGCGATAGCCAAATCGATTCTCCACGAATCCTCGCTTCATCACACTTTCCTCTACGCGGGAATGCCATTTCTTGATGCCGGGGTGGATGGAGAACCAGCGCTTTTGAGCTTTGTCTACTTCATGAACCGAGCGCCCGATGTTCGCTGCAATAGTGCTTGCGCCTCCAACGTAATTCGTAGCATAGGCGAATACCTTTTGGAATTCTCTTTTATATTTCCGGGGACCACGATGATCGGGATACTTTGGGTGATCCTCCACCAATTCCTCTAGAGGCGGCGGCTCCTGCCCGTCCATATCAAACACTCCAAGCAAGTGCATATCTACTCCAGCTTTCATCGCCTTCATCCAGTCCGTTTCTCCTGACTCCCAAACTACCACCTGGAGATCCGCTCGATCCAGATCCATATCGAAGAAGGTGAATCCAGCATCAGGTCCATACATGCTGCGAATGTTAGGGAGAGTAAAATCCATACTGCCTCTCGCCGCCGCCTTGCCCGCAGACTTTGACTTCTCACTTGGAATAGTCTGGAGATTTCCTCCGCTTCCAAAGGGGTTCTTGGAGGAGCTGAGGCGATAGGAGTAGGGCGCACTTTTTCCACCGGCGTCTCCGGCTATGTTGAAGGAGCAACGCATCCGGCCATCGGAGTCAAGTTGCATGAGGACAAAGTCCCGGAGGAACTTGCCGAGGGTGCGGATGTCTGCGATTGCGTTGGTGATAGGAAGAAGAAGGGGTTCCCTTGCAGCGATCTTCTGAAGAGCTTCGTCATCGCAAGTCGGCGCCATTACTGTGCGGCCGTTTTTGATTGTCCGCTTGAGGATGGGTTTCTGTTTCAGATCTTCGTAGAAGAGAGTTGCCATTTGTTTGGAAGAGCCGGGATTGATTTGGTGGCCGAGGACATCGAAGAGGAAGGCTTCCCGGTGGGATAGTTCTTCCTGTATATCCTGCGCCATTTGATCTCGGACTTCAGGGATTACTCGAACACCGCGCAGCATGGCGGAAAGGACAGGGTAGAAGAGGGCTTGTTGGGATTGATCGACTGTTGATAATCCCATCGCAGTGAGAGTGTTGATTAAGACTTCCCCGGCTTCCCTTGTATAAACACAATCTTGGAGATTGTATCTCCAGCGTTGATCTTCTGGTTCGCCGGTTGCTAGCTTTCCCTCATCCTTCCAATACACATACCAGTCTGCGTACATGGAAGCGAGGAATCCAAGGCCTTTTGGCAGCGCACAGAATGCGGAATGCTGACTGATCATGGTATCCTGGCCGTGCTTCGGGATGAAGTGCCAGTGACGATAGATATACTGTGCATCGAATAGACCATTCTGCCAACGGATCTTCACGCGATCATGAGAAAGAAGTTTGGTGAGGAGCCAAACAATCTCCGTTTCTTCTTCGAGCGACCAGTAGCCTTCCTTATTCGCCGTGGTCATGAAGGGGATGCAGATGGCGTCTTGACGCGACCAAGAGAAGCCTATGCAATCTATATGATTTGCCTTCGTCTCAATGTCGAAATCTAACCAGTGATCCCAGGACTGATCATCCGTGTCGAGCTTCCGAATTAGGTCGATGATACAATCCTGCACTTCATCGAAGCGGGGGCGGACGGTGAATCTCCAATCAGGGCGATTTGTCCATTCTTTCCCAGTGATATGACGCTTTACTCGACGGAGGTCGTTAAGGACAAGTCGGCGATTACTCCACTCTTTCTGGATTGCAGCAGGATGGATGGTGGGGATTATCTTCTGTCCATCCATAGAAGTTAACTGGCTGCCGCGCCATTTTAAGATTCCCCATTTTCCTGTGAGCACCCACAAGGGAAGATTCCCAAAGGCGACGATAATATTTGGCTGGACTTGCTCAATCTCCAGCATCAATTCCCTATATCCATCAATGACGGGAGGAAGGACATATTTATCCTGGAATAGAACATGCGCGGGAGTAATGTCTTTCTTTGCCTTGGCGATCCAAGAAAAGAGATTATTCTCCGGCGGACGCACTCTACAGACGTTGGTGAGATAACACTCACTGCGCATGATGCCGCATTCTTGTAGCATCCTGTTCAATTCTACGCCAGAGTAGCTGGAGAAGGGCTGCCCAGTGTCCTCGTCCTCTGAAGAGGGATGCTCCCCGACGAGCATGATGCGAGAAGGAATTGGCCCGGTGCCGTGGACTTTCATTTCAGCTCCTGTATCCGTGCCACGGCCTTTCCATAGCTCACTGGGTCTTTCTCAATCCCGATTGCTTTGCATAGAAGTTCATGCGCCGCCGGGAAGATGGGGCCAGTGCCGCAGAAGGTATCGAGGACCGTGTCGCCTGGTTGGACGGAGCGGGCAAGAAGATCTTTGTAAAGGGAGACTGGTTTTTGAGCACTATGATCCATCTGCGCGTCAGGGCCATGGTAGAGCACATCCCCCGACATTGTGTTCACTGGACGTTTCCCCTTCACCGCGTAGAGGATTGCTTCCCATTTTCTCTGGGGACCGTAGAGTGGCCAAGGTGCGCGGGAGCCTTGTGGCTTGTGCCAGATAAGCGGGGTGCGGAATACTTCCCATCCCTCGTCGATAAAGCAATCTCGGTCTTTGAAGAAAGTCTCGATGTCGCAGAACCAGTAGAGATGAGCTTGATCTTTAGCAACACGATAGAATTCGAAGGCGCAGTTGGTTACGAGCTTGTGATGATAGGCTTCATCATCGGAGTAGGCGTGAGCGCCTACGCTGCCTATTCCGCCGGAGTCGCCGAAGGAGTCTGCTCCCATTCCATACGGCGGATCAGTGAGGATTACATCTATTGAGTCGGTAGGTGCTTGTTCTAACCATTCAAGACAATCAACATTAATGCACTGGTGTGCTGCGGCGGAGAAATCCTTTCCGACCAACTCCCCAAGCTTCACTGACTTCGCTCGGCGTTCCAGCTTAAGCACAGCTTTAAACGCTTCCTTCACTGACTTCGCCGCGGCGACTTCTGGATGGGAGAGATGGCGGGAGACGATAATTTCCTTTCGTGTCTTATCAGTGAAGAACACGCTGTCGCTTCCCTTCGTTTCCGCGGCGATGGAGGAATAAGAAGGAGCGGGGGCGCCAGAGGCGACGGCTTGCTTCGTGCGAAGGTCGGAGAGTCTGGCGACAGCGGTTGCTTGCTCGGCCCAGGTTAGATCCTTCCGGCAGACATTCTCCTCGAGTTCCGCCTCTTCTGCAGCGAGAGGGTCGAGGTCGGAGAAGAGAGTATAAGGAATCTCCCCCTCCGGGACTGGCTGGCTGTCATGGGAGATACTCCCTCCCATATCATAGATATTTGTGATCGCACGAAGCCTCCGCTCCCCGGCGACAAGGACAAAGTCGTCCCCTTCCTTCCGCAGGATAATCGCGTGGAGAAGCCCCCTCTCCTGGATGCGTTCGGAGAATTCGTGTGTGTCTTCGAGGGAGAACTCCTTCCGCTGGCGGTTGGGAGAGATGACGATCTGGGAGAGGGGGAGGGTTTTCATTTAGATATACTCTATTGGAATGTTATTCTCTTCAGCAAACGCTTTTTCTGCAGCTACGCCTTTGGACTGTTTAAGTCTATCAGTGCGTAAGATTAGTAATTTACTCGCTTTTTCAAGCATTGCTTTGTCATATGCTAGCCAAAAATCAATTTCTTTGGGGAGGTCAGCAATCAAGGATAGATGGTGGCAATGCACAATTGGAGAGTAAATCCACATGCCCAATTTAAGAAGATGCACTGTCGCCTGGGCTGCTTGTAAGTATCGCCGTTCTCTTTCGAACGGGTCAGGGTGGTAATAAACGGAAGCTAGATAGGCGTAGCTCATTTATTGAGGCCTTGCTCGATTAGATCTGCGAGGGAGAGAAGAAAACGGCGTTGGCGTTGGAGTTCGTGGATAGCGTCGGCTACGGCGAGTTGAAGGAATTCAAACGTCTTCGCGGATTCAAGCTTGGTGATTAATGCTTGCAATTCATGTGCACGCATGGGGGCTCCTAGTAATTCATTGCTTGGTGAAGATCTTCAATGCGAATATCAAGAAGGGAACTTCCAGATTCTAATTGCTTCTTGACGCGTTCGAGTCGCGCTATCTCTGCTCGATAGTGAGCGATGCGAATCTCTATATTGTATCCAATTGTGCGAGACATGGATCTTTGTTTTTCTTCAACATCACTAATCACTGCTTGCTTGAAACTTGCTTCACCTGTTCCGTATATCTGTTCCATGCTCAATCCCCTTAAAAGCTCGTTGGTTGGGCGACCGCACGCGTAAGCGCCATAAGCCCAGTTTGCAAGTCTGTGGCGCCAATGCTTACCCATCGCTTATCCAAGCCCTCAATGGCACGCAGCCGCTCAACCAGCGTCCCTAATTCAACGCCTCGCGCTTTTATTTCATTCATCAACCCTGCTTCTACTTCAGTCAATTGCCGATAGCCAGTGATTTTCGGCTGTGTAAAAGTTTCCATACTCATCTCCAAAAAATGGGAGGGTTTCCCCTCCCAAGGGTTAATTAAGCCGCGGCAACTACGCCGGGTTTTTCCAGCATCACACCGTTGTAGAGCTCATGGACGATCTTCACCTTGATTGTCCGGCCTTGCAAGTGGCGCCAAGCGAACGGTTTGCCGGGGACATTCTCTCCAGTGGCATCGCGGTAGTCCTTCTGGCGGCGATTTTTTCCTTTCGAGTTATCAATGGTGCCTTGGGGGGTCAGGTCGATGAAGGCGCGATCAGTGAGAGTGACTTGCTGAGGCAGATCCATCGACTGTTGAAGGGAGGAAGGAACTTGAACCAGCAGAGGAATAACCATGCTGGCCCAGGGATCTCCTGCACGCTCCCCCTTTCCGATGGTGCCGGATGCTGTGGTGATCTCTCCGATCAGCGCCAGATACATCCCGTTCGGATCTTCTGGATTCTCCGTGGGAAGAAGAGGCCGGCGTTCGTTTGCTTCTGTCTGCTCTGCGTCGAGGAATACTGCGGGGTCGAATTGCGATGGTGCGTTCATTTAATGCTCCTTAGTTAGAATGAGCAGATACGCCCTGCTCGTTGCGTTAGTGCTCAGTCACGTAGTACTTGAGGAATCTTAAACAATATCCATTCTTGTAACACATCGGTAGGATATAGATTTAAAGGCGTGTGATCTCGATCTGCTAGATTATGTATAGCTATACACAACGCTTCCATAGATGCGGCAGATAACTCTACACGTTGAAGATGCGCGGTGGTCATAGATAATGCGTCTCCTTTCCAACTAGTTTGATGATGGCTTCATGAGTGAGGAAGCCCTTCGCATCTAATGCCTGGATGTGATAACAGATTACTTCCACGGCGGCTTTCTGTGTCATATCGACAGGGAGTGGCATGCGGATAGAGAGGTGGAGGGTTGTGCGCTGCTTTCTAGACATTACGTTTCTCCACGGCTGGCTTACACCAGCAATCTGTCGACAAGTGATGAATACCGAGTCGCCTGCACTCTACATGTGCCCCGGCAATCGCTGCGCCTTTGCTGTTCCATGCAGCAGCTATTACTTCTCCATTAATTCTAATTTTCCACGCTTCTCCTGAAAGCACAAACACTTCAACGGGAGAAGTATAATCCTCAATCTTCATGGCAGCTCCTTCGCAATCCATTCCTTCGTACTGTCATTGAAGAGCCAAGAGATGTCAAGATAATCTAACTTCCCTGCCTCTGGTGCGCGGATGGAGAGGATCTCTGTTTCACTTGGCTGGTGAATATAAGATACTTCTACTTTTATTTCTTGCTCAACCCCTGCGATGGAGAGAAGGAGACCCATGCCGTGCTTCTGAATGATGCTCATTTCCCGCCTCCCCGCTTCACCCAGGTGTCGAAGATGGGGGCGAAACTCGGATTAATTTTGCTGCGGTAGCCGAGAGATCGCGTCTTGGTATCCACGCCGAAAGCTGCCGTGTCCCAAGTGAAGGTGCTGCCTTCCCTCACGGCGTAGATCACGTCGGAGAAGAGGGTGGGGATCTCAGTCGCCAGCGCACGACCAATTGACTTAATCATGATCTTAGTAGTCTGGGTGATCTGATCTGTCTCTCGATCTACATGCGCAGTGATGATGACCGGGCATTCCATTCCCTGGGTGCAGAGGCGTAGAAAGTTCATCAGATTATTCTGCGCGATGCCGTAGTCAGGGAGAGACGCTGTTGGCTTGCTCCCCACTACCATCTTCATAGCAGCATTGGAGAGTTCAGTCAGGGAGTCAATCACAAAGACTCGATTCGCGGGGAATTTGTCCACGCTGCCGAGATCCTTCCCAGTCCTATCATCTACGAATTTTCCGCAGGTTTGCAGGATTTTCCAGAACGCGTTGGACTCCCCACCGCGAGCGCCATCTTGCATCTTGGTGACGGCTTCGTAGGATAGCTTCCCGACATTATCTGCTGTCCGCATAAGTGCGTCGAGGGAGATGGGCTTGGTGACTTGCTGATGCCAGTAGACGCAGGGCGGCGGCTCCTTTCCTTTATCCCGGAAGTATCCGAGGAAGGTTTCTGTGGAATTCTCTGTAAAAAGAACTGCCATTTCGAATTTATTCTCTTCACACCAGTCGGCTAAGGTGCCGAGAGAATAGGTCTTTCCTGTGCCGCCTAAGCCCATCAAGATAATCTTCGGCCCGACAAGTCCGCGGATATCTGTCTCTGGCTTAATTGCTGTTATCTGATTCATGCTACTACTCCTTATCTCTGTGATACACTGTGAGGAAATCTAATCTGGTTTGGTCGTAGTCCTTCCACTCACTCATTCCCGCTGCGTGGAGAAAGGCGAGGAATGCCTCGGCTTCACGGAGACGGAAGTAATCTATGCGCGACACCATGATGTGAGTTGGTTGAAGCTCTTCGCTCATTCCCCACTCCCGAAGATTGCTTCAATAGTTGCCTGACGTTTCGCTTCTGCTTCAATTAATCTCATCTGTATTCCTTTCTTGACAGTTCAGTGGACAGTTCGTAGGTTAATAGGTCGTTATCGGCATAGCACAGGTATTCGGTGGGCACTAAAACTCCTCCATTATGCTGTTCACACCCGATGACTTCAACTTTCCATTTAGCAACCGGCAAGGGGGAGTAATCGAAATGATATTCATTTCTTCCTTCTGCCCAAATCCTCCCGCAAGTATCGCAGAAGTAGGCCAGGTGGGGCCAATGAGCTGAGTAGGACTGTCCTCCCTCGGAATACCCACAGGCATGAAAAGTGAGCTGTCCCAGGGGAAGAGCATCAAGGTAATATGTTCGGGTGATGAGTCCATTGAGGATCATTCTGTAATGGTAGGAACTTTTACGGAATAGATGCGAGCATTTTTTACTCCAATCCAGTCTTGTAAACGTCCGAAGAGCTTTTCTTTATCGTAGTCTCCTGGGCCAGCAAACCAGACTCCATTTGAGTAGCTAATGATGCTGATATGGAATAAGCACTCCGTCGGAGGTGTTTCGTAAGAGGTGAGTTCTCCTGCATCAGTGATTTTCATTCTTCCTCCACTAGTTTTTCCGTGCGTTCTACTGGATCCCATCTCCGGCGCTCGAAGCGAGAGGAAAGAAGGGACTGTGGATCGCGCATCTGGCAGACATCGCGGAAAGTGCAGCCGCCGAATTCTGTGCAGGCGTGATCGAGGTTATAATCGAAATAGCCGGACTCCCAACACTGGATCATTCGCTGGATATCTCGGCGAGTCTGCTCCAGCCACCGATCAATCTGCCAGCTTGGACGGTAGGTGATTGCTTGCTGCGTATCATACTTAGTCTTAAGAATAGACACTCCCCGAATTAAAAAACCATTCAGCTCGATCCCCGCTTGCAGTGCACCCCAGACATACCCTGTGAACTGGGAACGGAGCTGCCACTGGTTGCTCCAGGAAGCTCCGAGGGAGGAAGTGGTCTTATCATCCTCCCCGAGCTTCATCCCTTCGAAATCGCAAAGCATATCCATGCGTCCAGAATAGAGAAGGGGATCGCCGGAGACTGGATGGGGGATGCCCAGGGGCTCGAGAAAGGAGAACTCAATCCCCCTCTTCCCGCCGGGGAGGGTCATGGGAATAGCCGCGTCGCTGCCGAGGGGGTAGGAGGAGAAATAGAATTCTAATGCTCCCGCAGTGCGAGTGGGAGACTTGGCAGAATCTGAAGGACATTGGAAATCCCCGTAGGATTCAAGTAGAGCGGAAATACCGTCAGCTACTGCATCGTCGGGATGCTTTCCGTCGATGTAGAAAGAAGTCCTGGCGACTTCAAGGCCCTTGGCGTAGGCTGCTCCGGCGACGAGATGGACGGACTCGGATTGGGGCTTCCAATGTTGAAGATACGCTAGCTCCGCCTTCCGGGGGCAGGAACGGAACGCGCCGAGAAGGGTGCTGTCGAGGACAGACGGGAAAGGAGGGCGGGTCATGAGGATTCCTTAGAAAGGAATTGAGTCGTCAAGACCGTGAGCAGGCGTCGTTTCGTCGTCCTGCTTCGGCGCCGGAAGAGCTAGAAGATTATCTGCTTTTTCTTGCAGTCCCTGCGCCTTCACCCACGCTTCTGCAAGGACTTTGTTCTTCTGGGCGATCAATGCCTGGGCAACTTTGTTCCGCAAGACTTCATTGCCGGGGGAGTTGACAGGGAGTTCCACCACTTCAATTGTGTGATAGCCATACTCTGTCATATCGCAGTTATGCGCAGAGAAATCAAATTTCTCTGAATACTTATTCCAACTTGCCACGACATAAACCTTAACTGTTTCCATCTCAAGACTCCTTATCTCGCAGGGAAAGGCCCCTGTTTACCTGCCGCGAAGTGCGGCCCATACTCGTTTGAAGTAACTCCCGCGTTTGATTCTTATTTCTTCGTGTAAATCCAGTCTTCCTTGCGTATGAAGCATGTATTTGCACTCTGGACAAGTCTCGTGCTGCCCAAACCATAGATTATGCTGTGTGCAGTAATTTCTAACTTGCGCCCGGACTTTTTTGTCTCTGGTAATTTCTTCCGGGGATAGCGGTTCGTCAGAAAGCTTCGCCATGTTATTCAGAATTGCTGTGCCGCGGCTTTTCCTGCGTTCGAGTTCCTGTTGGCGCATAATTTCCATTAATAGACTATTATCTATTATTCCTCCATATCGGCGAGCAGATCGTCCGCGTTGGGGATAGCCTTGCTTACTTTTTTCTTCGCTGCAGCAGAAGATGATGCTGCCATTAGTCGCCCCTGGCGGAGATGAATGACGGCTTGCCGCATCTCCTCCTTCGTGATTGTCTTGTCTGCGATCTTCATTCGCCAGAGTTCAACCTGTGATGCAAGTTCCGGGGTCATGAGGGGATCTCCACTACGTCAAGTCCTTCCTCTATATTAAAGACGAATTCTTTAACACTTTCCAAAGAAAAATTACTTTCAGTTACACAATTCTTATAGTCTTCAGGCCATTCTGCAAAATTCTCCCAGAAACCTGAGAATAAAGAATGAAGACCAATCGCTTCTTTCCAACTTTCTGCGGTGACGATTTCAATCTTTAACTCATTAGTGTGCATATTATAATGCCCTACTGCGAATCTAGCCATTGGGGATTTCTCCTTTCAGTGTTTTTTCAAGAATAGCGAGAGTTTCCGGGGAAGCTCGTACCACACAGGAGCCGGGGTCGGTTCCTGCCCAGGGAGCTAGGTCAAGAAGCTTATGGTCAAAGAATTCTCGGATCAGACGAGTGAAGAATCCTTGGTAGGCGCCGTAGGGAACCTTGCCTTCCGCCGGGGAGAAGAGAAAGAGAGTTGCCTTGGCCATTACATCCTCTGGGATATACGTGGTGAGGGGAACAGTAGGGATGATATTCCGGCGCTTGGTCATTCTTCCTCCCAGTCGATCTCTTCGAAGTCTTCGTGGCCGTAGGCGGCTTGGCCTTCCCAGCTGTTTTCAAGTAAGAACACACTGAATAAATGGGCGAGAATGTCTTCATGCTCTCCGTCGAAGGAAGCAGAGTGCCATTCGACAGAATCTGTGGGCCTGACGCGGAAGGAGATCATAGGCGGATGTCCTGTAATTGGGCGGAGAGAGACTCGCATTCTGCTTCGACATAGGGAAGCTCTCGGACTATGTCGTCTGGATGATTTGGCCAGCGAGGGTCGGTTGCTATCTTCCCATCTCCTGCGTGCGTACAGTCAAATCCGAACCACCAGAGATCGGATTCTACGGGATACTTTCCGTTTCCATTAGAATAAGTGAGTCCTCCGTGGACATCTATCAGGATGTCGAGAGAACGGCGGAGCTTGTTTTCTGCGTCAGAGCGGCAAAAAGCGGTTATGGTGAGCATTGGAGATTTCTTTCCGATAGTGAAGCGGTCTACTTGACTCTGCTTAATGAAATTGACAGAATCGAAATAGCCTATTCCGTAGCAGAGGTGGGCGGAAGGAACTCCGACGTAGCCACAACGATACTCTCCGTCTATGATAACCGCGACTGCGCGGAGATCTGTTGCAGTGATCCAGTCTTTCTCGACGATGAAACTCATTCTTCTTCCTTTCCAAGTTCTGCGCGCAGGGCGATCTTACAATCTCTTCCCATCACCGGGAGGATGTTGACACCCTTGGGGAGGTGGAGAAGCTGTTCAGGGGTGCTATCTATCTGTGCAAACATGGTGTCTTCGATTAGTTCTACCCTGACAATTCCTCCGTGGGCGAGATGGACAGATACTTCCACCGCCGGGGATTGAACGGCGAGGCAGTCTAGCTGAACCGGGATGAAGAGAACACGCTTCTCATGCCAGGATTCCGGAGAAGCTATCTCATGCCGCGGGGCAATCCACCAGTCGCCAGATACGCGTTCGACTTCCATGACGGAGATGGGAGCGGGTTCGGCGATTAGTTTCCGGGTGCCGGACTCGTGGATATGCACCCATTCTCCGAAGTTGCCGAGGAGGGTTCCCGTTTCTTCGTGGACCACGACAACTCCGCGGGTGCGCTTCCAGTTGTCCGGGGATGTGTAATAAGAAGAGGCTTCGGGAGATGGGGCCTTCTTTGCCGGGGCCTTAGCTTGCTTGATGCTGGCAATGGCGGAAGAAATAAGATCTTCTACTTCGGGATCGAACATGGCGAGACTCCTTGGAGTGTTGATGTTTATTATGCGGGGATAATGCACATTAATTTGACAATCCGCACATTATTTAGTTCCCCACTACTGCAATCCAATTATCGAGACTCAGAACCGAGGCGGCGGATGGAGCGTTTTGGCTGCTCTAACGAAGGGTGGCCTTTCCCTTCCATCCGCCTCTCAAGCCGCCCCTGGCGGAAGGACAAAGGCGGAGTCTCACGTCTTCCTTTGTCTACTCAGGGACTCGGGAAAGGCTTTACGCGTTTTCCCTAAAACGATTTTCCCAAGATTTTCTTGCGCAACACGCTTCAAAAAAATCTTTTCCGCGATAAAGTGTTATGCCGTTATACTGTACACTTCCAATCACCCGCCAAGTTTTTTGTTCTTTTATATATTCTATGCCTTTTAGCTTAGCTTTACTTGTTATTCTTTTTCTGGCATTAAAGTTTTGTATTGAACGCGTTGCCCATACACAATTATCTTTGCAATAATTTTTATCGTTATCTTTTCTTTCTAACGACAATTCATCTACTTTTTCAGGCTTCATGCCCATGTCCGCTAAAAACACTTCAAATCTTTCCCAAGAAGGATCGTATGTTATACCTCTTCCTCCGTAATTTTTATAGTTACTTTTGTTTGGATTGTTACAACGAGCTTTCATGTCTGCCCAAGCTCTGTAAGTTGGTGTATTTCTTTTTCCGTGCGTTATCATTTTAATTCCTTCATTAAGGGACATTACTAAAAACCTCTCGGCAACAGGGCAATGAATCCTGCTTTTGGAAGCGATCCTAGCCGAGAGGGGGTCTGTTTAAATACTACGCATCAGCCAACAACGCGTCCGTATCCACCTTGACTCCTTTCGCTGCTTTCTCTTCCTCCATTCGGCGGATAATAACGCCGGTTTTGCTGCCGGGGGCTTTGAATGCTTTGTAAAGCGCAGCGTGGGTAAGTTCCGGGTCGGCGTCGAGCTTCTTCTGCAGCATTGCCTTGACATCTGCGACGGTCATCGGAGCGAGACCTTTCGCCACGCGACCTTCGGAGGTGGCTTCGATGATGGCCAGAATCACGTTGCTTGCGCCGGCCATGCTCCCAGTGCCTGCTGCGCGTTCCTTGCCCCAATCGCCCTTCGCGAGAACATCCCCGATTTCTTCGATCGCGAGAACCATGTCTTCCACGGACATCGGATCTTTTACAGTGGAAGCGCATTCATCGCCAGCTTTCTGGGAAATGCCATGGCCGACTGCTTTGGCGAAGGCTTTCACCGAAGGCGTGATAGTGCGAGTTTGCCCATTCACAAAGTCGAAACGGACGGAAATTGCACCTTGTTGGAACTGAACTACGCCGTCGCCTGAATCAATCTTTGATTCATCTACCAGAACGTCCTTCGACATCTTCCTCTTTCCTGCGAACTGCACAGTGCGGCCATCTTGCATCTGCACCGCGGTATACTCCGTCTTGCTCTTCGTTGCTACTTCAGTTACTTCACTCATGATTACTCCTTGTAATGTGTCCCTTTAGGCTGGCGAACACGGATTCCAGATTGGGCTATTCTTTAGGCAGGAGACTTTCTAAGTATTCCCGCATTTTCTCCATGCTATTGTCGTGGAGACGAATGGCGATTAGTAGGACAACTAACACCAAGGTGTCGAGTATTCCGAGAATGTCTGAAAGGGATAACAAGGTGAGACTCCTGTGGGTTGTAATAATTGGACAATCCGGGGATAATATGGTTCCCGGATTGTCCAATTATTTTCATTTTTCTGCCAATTGCTGCCGCAACTTCCTGCACTCTTGCTCAAGTTCGTTGATGCGAAGTTGTGATTTGTTTAATACGAGCCGTGTAGCGTCTAGCTTCCGCTCCGTCTTGCCAAGTTCGAGGCTTAGCCCTTCAAGCCACGTTACTTCTTCTTCATAACTTTGCTGCTTGGCATCATGTTCCCGCATTGCCTCGTCTCGTTGGGGTTTGAGTTTGCGGGCAAGTTCGGGCATTAGAAGAAATCTATCTTCAATTGATGCCATCTGTAATATTGCATCCGTCTCCGGCGTGTCTCCGCATCCAGTAGCAGCTTGGTGATTTGACGGTATATCGAGCCTTCCTAGATTGTGACCTTCTGGCAAAATGCAGAATCCCCCTACTGCTAAAGCGCCACACAACTTTTGTCCTGCTACTGGCGCTGAAATTTCCTTAAATAAATTTTTCTGTTCTTCAGTAAGGGGTTCGTATTTATCGATCAATAAAGTCAGTCTTTCAAATATCCTAGTTATTGCGCTTTGCGCGGAAGATACTGAAACACCCTTATGAAACATTACATCGCCGACCCTCAGATTGCAAGGTAGCTTTGGTTCTTCTGACTCCGTTACTGGCGCGGAGTCGACTGGCGTGTCGTGCCATGATAGGTCTCCACGGTTGCTCCCGCATCTTGGGCAGTAGCTCATGGCTGTTTCCTCGCGGCGAGCATGGCTTTAAATACTCGGATAGTGTGCTCTCCCCATCCATTATCTGCTACAGGGGAATAATGTGTTTCGCCTATTGCTCTGTACCCAGCATCAATCATTTCTTTTGTAGGCTCAACCGGCGCAACGCAGTGCGTAGGCGGTAGGGTGGAGAGGGTGGAATCGGCCATCACAGCGCTTCCGATAACTCGACGAACTTGTCGCGCATATCAAAGTGTACCCATGCCGCCGCTGTTGCTGCCGCCTTCATTGCCGTTGCTGCTGCCGCCTCCGTTGCCGTTGCCGCCGCCGTTGCTGCTGCCATCGACGGCGGCGGCGGCAACGGCATCCTTGCCGCCTCCCATGCCGCCGCCGCACTGCGATCTGCGCCCGACAGCCATCCATTCGCCCACGCTAGCCAGGCAGGAGCTGTGCAAACCTGCATCGCGCAATGAATGGCGAATGTTGTTGCTTGCTCTATTGATAACACAGGCAGGGGCAGTTCTTCAACGATGCGTGCTGTTTTGCACCAACCTTTGAGTCCATCGTGTCCGATTTCATCGCGGGTTTCAAACGTCCATAGCCGTGGTGAAGTAATATTCGCATGTACAGGATTGAACATTACAGCCAACCGTGGCGAATCGTAATAATGCACTACGCCTGTTGTGCATGGCAGGTTACTTTTTTCGGTTGCGGTAAACCACTCTCCCGGCGTCCATAGGTGCCTGCCATTATTCGTTCGGATTTCGGCATCTGTTAACTTATAGCGGATCATTGCTGTTTCCTCAGTAGAAAATAAACCAAAGCAACCAAATTCCGATTGCTATGCCGGAGAGGAAGAAGAGAGCGTCTTCTTTCATTTCTCTTCCCCAATAAAATGCGACAGTGCTTCCCTTCTCTGCCTCAGTTCAATCGTCCAGAGGGCGACATTCTTCTCCGCTTCGTTGATGGAGAGTTGAAGATGCTGCAATTTCATCCCTTCCTTTGTTTCTTCGTGGATGAGAGAACACCAGAATGATCTGAGTTTCATACTTCCTCCGTTAGGTAATCCTGCATTGCGAGAATTGCGTCGGGCAAATGGGCGAAGATAAGATGATATTTCCCTTCCGCCCAAATTCCCCAATAATTGGACACTTCACCATCTTTGCTAGTTTCGGAATAGGGGAAGATGGTCATTCTACTTTCTCTTGAAATGTTCCAGGTAAAAGCACTTTTCCGTTGTGGGAGTCGAACTCGGCTACAGAAGTAGGCCCATAGCCGAGACTGCCTCCGAAGTTAAGGTCTTCATATTCAATTTCCGTGTCATCTGAAAATTGTGCTAATCAAGTTTTCAGTTGTCCGATGGTCATTCCAGATACCCCCTTTTCTTGGCTTCGGATTCTCCTTCGCCCTCCGTGAGAATTTCCGTAGCGACAACCTGCACCTGACGTGTCTTTGCAATGGCGAGTTGGAGCTTCTCAAGAGAGGATTCTGCACTTGGCACAGCCGCAACTTCTCGGACAATCCAAGTATCTCCGCGGACTGCTCGGCGAATAGTCTCCGTGGCAACTCCATACGTCTGCGCTGCTGCTTTCGTATTCAGAATGCCTTGCTTCTCTAACTCTCTGAGATGCGCGACTGCCTCACTGGACAGTCGACTGTTCGGCTTTCTCATTGGGGAAATTTCCCATTACCCCTGCCCCCGCCTACGGCGGACTTTTCACTGATTCCTGCCTCCGCGTTCCGCGGACTGGGAGAAAGTGCCGGGGGCAGTCCGTTGAGAAATAGCCGCGCGGAAAGTGGATGCCGCCGGCGGATGCTTGCGAAGATTGCCTGCGCATCTGCTTCCCAAGATTCAAATGGAATCTCCTTCAATCGAAGAATGATCCCCTCTGCAAGTTCCTTTTCCAACGCCCACTTCATAATGACTCCTTGATTAATCACTGACGGGTGCTCACGCCTACGGCGCAGGTGGTGAAATGCGCCGGGGGCATGAAATTACGATATTATTATGACCCGGTGAATGGCGAATGGTTCCGAAGTATTGGATGAATGCCACACCTACCACCACAACCGCACCATTTAAATAACTCCGGCAATTGAGGCAATTGGAACGGATAAAATGAATATCGCCCCTAATTGTCCGCGACAAACACCACAACCCCCACTCCCACTCCCACCCCCCACAACCCTATCCGAGGTGCCTCAAACCGGCCCCAGATTTCCTTCCCTCTGTCTCTCTCCTTACTACACACACACAATATATACATATACAGAAGAGGATAGAGAGAGGGGATCTGGGCGGGAAATAGATAGGGGTTGGATAGGGTTGTGGCGGGTTGTGGTTGTTGTTGCGGGCGTGGCGCGAAACGGGGGCAATTGGGCGAGTTATTGGGAAAATTCCGCCTAATTGCCCCGTTTACGGGCGATATTTAAATGATGCGGGAGCGGGTGCGGATGTGGTGTTTAGTTCAAACTGCCCAATTCCAACGGCCGTCCGCCCCTCAAATCAGCTCAATTCCGCCAACATTCGGCGCGCAATTTCTGCCTCGGCTTCGGAATAGGTGATTCCGAGCGAATTTGCGATTTTGCGGATGGTGGGATTTTCCGCTGCGACCTTCGCCGCGCGGATTGCCCATTCGCCGCCGGATTCTAGGTGTGTAATCATTGGAAGAACCGCATCCCGGCGCATTTGTTCGGTGATGGCGATTATTGTGCCATCCTTTCTCTTCCGTTCTAACGCAGCACAATCGCGAAGTTTATTGGAAAATCCGAGTATCATTGCGGAATGTTTGACGTTCTCACTCGTGACCTTGCTCGCGTCGAATGTCAGTCCCTCGACCTCGTCCGCGAATGTGAATTGAATTGAATTGCCACTGATTGCTAGTTTCATTTTGAGACTCCTATTGATTAAGAATGGGAATATTCCCGTCATGCGCACTGTTAGGCAATGCGCATTGCGTGAAGTTTTGTTAGTCGGGTAAGTAATCCAGCCACTCATCCACATCAAACGGCATATCGCCTTGGTCATTATCGGTTTGCATTGTGAGCTCCTATTAATCATGGCCGCGTTATTGCTGCCATGTATAATGATAGACATGGGGTTGTGGCATTGGTTCAATCAGTTTCGTAAATAAATGAAAAACAATTGAGGGATGCTGAATGGTGCAGCGCACCACATCATTTATGTTTAATCGCGCCGTGGCGTATCGGGGCATCCGGCAATATCGACGCATCACCTCGGTGCGCCGTCGCCGCCATGCCACCGTCCGGCAACACGTCGCCCCATCCGTCGCCGCCATCCCGTCCGCGCATCCCGCCCCGGCCTCTCGCGTCCACGCCCCGGACTCCCGTGCCGCCCCTTGCCCGAATCTCCCCAATAAGGAGGGGTGGGGGGCAAAAAAACTTTTCATCATCACGCGCGAATACGATGTATAGTAGATGCGGCTCGTGTATAATTAACGTTAATTATGTATGGATAACCAACATCATCTCCTAAGCATGGAACTTCCTTCCGTACCCGTTGTCCAACCCCGGTACCCACCCATCACTGAGGCCATCATGGGCGCAGTTCAGGCGATAGACAGCATTAGATACTCCCATCAGGATATGATTGATTTTATCCTAGCCAATCCTGGCATTACGCAGCGGGATGTTGCGAAGCGATATGGCTACCATGAGTCGTGGGTATCGCAGGTGATGAGTAGCGATGCCTGGCAATCTGCGTTTGCAGCTCGACGGGAAGAGATGGTTGACCCGACTCTCACTGCGACAATTGAGGAGCGCTTTCGTGGAATCACCCAATTTTCCTTGCTAAAGCTCCAAGAACGGCTCGAGCGGCCGGCTTGCCCGGACAATGTGATCCTTAAAGCGGTGGAACTTGGCGCCAAGGCAATGGGCCTAGGAGGAAACCTGTCGCAGCAAGCACCTGCGCCTCCTGTTGACCACCTCGCCCAACTCGCCAACCGTCTTCTCGATCTTCAATCGCAGGTAACCCAAGGAGCAACCATCAATGGTCACGCCCAAATCGTTTCCGAATAAGCCCGCGCAGGGTGGAACTTTTCGTCCGAATCCGCCGAAGGCCCAACTTCCCCCGACTACCGCTGAGCCCATGCGCCAGCGGTATAAAATGGCTGGGGGATGCTAATAGTTCCGCTTGAACGAGCCCCTTTTTCGAAGAGGCCGTTCAAGCGCACCCGGACGACTTGCTTCTCTTCGTCGTCCGCCCTCGAAAAAGTAATCCTATAACTATTAAGGCATACTTATGGCTCAAACAATCCCGCACGCTTTTACGTCCACGGAAATTTATAATTCCATTGGCCCTGCGCGTCGAGCGACGTTTGTCGCGTGGCGCTTTTTCTCGTTATACGAGCAAATGATCGCGCAAGGTTCGCGTGATGCGGTTCGGATGCTGACTAATCTTGCCAACACTGAATTTGCGCCGGACGGCACCACAAAGATTTTAACTAATACGGATGCCGCGCAGATTATCGCGCTGCTGGATCAATTGGATTCGCCAGTGCAAGCCACCCCAAAAGGCGTATGGAGTGCGCGAACAACCGGCATAACGCGCAACGGCAGTAACCTCGAGGTGTTGGTGGACTTCATTAATGACACGCAGATAATCTCGCGTCCATACATCACCGGCAACGGCGATCTTTCGCAATTGCCACAATGGGCGAAAAATATCATCCTTGCGTTTGATCAGCAGGATGCGGCAACAGCAGCGTTTGTCCCCGGCCCGGTAGCACTGCCGTAAAAAATGGCCGTAGCATTTGACGCCAAGGCGTTTGGAACAGCAACCACTTCGAGCGCAGTGACCTGCTCGTTAGTGGCTGGAACGCCATCTGGCGTCGTTGTTGCGCTATCCGTTGTAGACACGGGCGGCGCAACCATATCAAGCGTTACCGCAGGATCGAAATCTTGCACGCTGGTTGGCTCGCAGGCAATCAATTCGTTCTGGAAAGTGTTTGTTTACCAGACTACTGCGACGCCTGATGCCGGCACGCAAACGATCACTTTTAACCTGTCGGCTGGCGTGTCTCACGGAGCTGTTGCGCAAGCGGTATCGGTCACTGGCGGCGATGGCACAACTCCAGCGTACAACTTTGTCAGTAGCGCAATAGCATCAAGCAACGCACCAAGCCAGGCGGTAACTTGCACCGCAAGCGAGGGCGCTGCGTCATTCTGCTCAACGGGCAACGGCACCGGCATGAGTACTACGCCGGGCGGTAGCGCAACGCTAATCGGCAATACAGATATTGGCGCTGGTATTGGCTACGGCTCTTATTTGTTCGGAACCGCTAACCCTACGCTGTCGTTTAGCAATAGTCAGACGCTTGATACTGCCATTGTTGCGATTGCTTTTAAAGAAGCTTCCGCTGGTTCTCCCGTTTTTATGCCAGCGGTTTCTGGCGCAGCTCTTCCAAACATTATGGTGACGCAATGAAGCAAGGAGGTTACCTGCTCTTCGATAACCGGAATTCCCAAGGCGTCCCGGACGAAGTGATTCGTCCGCTTGGGCTTCCGTCGGGGGCGGGCAAGGGAGTATTTGAGACAGCAACATACACGTGTAATCACTGTAACTCAGTGGTAATTATGAACCCCCTACGCATCCGAGCGCGCACAAAATGCAGTGGATGCAGGTCCTTCATCTGCGACGGATGCGCGGCAATTCGGGAATTTTCTCCCTGCCGCACGTTCGATCAAGTCGTAGATGAAACACTTTCTTTATCCTTAAGGAGCACTTAAATGGCAAAATATGCAATGACCTGGCAATCGACTACTAACGTGGCGGTTGCCGATACAGCAAACATGACAGATGCAGGCTACGCAGGATTCTTGCAGGGCGGCAGTTCCACCATGCGCCTAGTGGTCAGTGAATTCTACATCGGCGGGGAAGACACTGCGAGCACCGTTAATACAACAGTGGTTGGTCGAGACTCCACTGTTGCGGCGACAGGCATCTCGGGTAACAAGAATGCTCTACTCGACGGCAGCGGCATTGCCCCCGGCACTATCGCGGTATTCGGCAACACTTCCACTACCAAACCTCAGCGTTCATCGACACTGCACTTGCTTCAATTGTCCTTGAATAGTTTCGGCGGCATTGTTCGATGGGTAGCGGCGCCGGGAAGTGAGATTTCCGTAGTCGGCAACACCGCATCCCTCGGGGAGATTTCTATCTCCAACGTAACCGGCACGGGCAAGACCTCCGGCCACGTGATATACGAAGTAGTCTAAGATGAATCCCGCCGGTCGCCAGCACTCGATAGAACTAAGGACGTGGCTTCAACGCCCGTCCCTGGGACTTCTCGCGCCGGCGGCCGTTCCGGGGAATCAGCTCGACTGGCAGAACCCTGTTCGAGCGAAAACCCCGGGACTTTCTTATTCCCTGCCGGAATTCCAAGGGGCAGACACTTTCTTTGGCCTTGCGGGGCATCCGCAGTATGATTGGCAAAATCCCAAGGGTCCGCGCAGAGCAGTCTATCTGCTCACTTGGACGCACGGTTTCGATGTAACTGTTCTTTCCCCGCCAGTCGTCGGCCCGGTGGGAGGAATCAATTTCCAAACAGACTGGCCCGTTCCAAAAGGCCCCCGCCGTCCGCTGGAAAATTTAACATTCCTGGAAAACCTAACTTATATAATCGGAAAGGACTTCCTTGCATTCTCCCAGAATGACTGGCCTGTGCCTCGTGGCCCGGCGCGCGCAGAGGCCCTTCGTACCTGGGCACACAACAACAATCGCTATATCGTAATCGGCCCGACGCCTCTTCGTCCGTATGAATGGACAGTTCCTCCAGCCCCGCGTCGTTCTATCGAGCTGCGTTCGTGGCTAGAGAATCTCCAGCAGACTACTCTCAAGCCACCCGTCTTCGGGCCTCTCGGCGTATTGTCTCTATTCACCGACTGGACCGTTCCCCGCGGATACAGGGGATTGCTTCAGGGATTCTGGGACACCCGGATTCTTCTCCTTCCACCAACGCCGCCTGTGGTCGCGGGAAATGCAGGGAGATCCGGCAGGCAAGTCATCCCGGCAAAAGTCCCCGCCTCCACCTATCGGGAGACTTGGGATTTTACTTCCCTTCTTCCTCTCGGCGAGACGTTGACTGCTGCGGAAATGTCGGTTTCTCTCTGTTCCGGCGACGTAGACGACACGGCGACTTTCTTCATCGGCCTGCCCACAATCCGCGCGCATCAGGTAGATCAACTCCTTGGCCCCTGTGCGGCAGGGAATACCTATCTGATTCGCTGTATGGCCGTCTCTGACCTTGGCCACGTCTACATGTTAGTCAGTTTCCTCTCCACCTCCATCCTCCAATGATCTCCCCGGCAAAGCCTCAGTCTACGCCCCTTGCCGCCAGGTTCATATACGAGCTGGCGGTTGGAGAGACCATTACTTCCGCGGCCTCCGTTGCGACGGTTTATTCGGGGGCAGATACTGATCCCTCCGCAATCCTCGATGGCGATGCAGTAATCATAGGGAGCGAGGTGGAGCAGGACATCAAAGATGGTGTGCTCGGCGTGGTGTATGAAGTAGCCTGCACTGCGACGACGAACCGGGGGCAGATTCTTCCCCTTTCCACACTCATCGCGGTAGTTCAGGATGAATTCGCATGATCAGGATAACGTATACACATGTCTGCGATCGGTGCATGGAAGTGGCATACCAGGAAGTGTACTCCCTTCCTTACGCACGGGCGGCGCTTCCTGTTCCAGATTCTTATAAAGGAATCGGGGATTACTCTTTATGCCACGAATGCGCAGCAATTGTAGGTAAGGCCTTTCAAGAGGCCATGCAGAAATGAGCGAGTCTGTTCAACTAACTGCCAAGCTTATCGAATCTTTCGCGGGGATGTTCATCTCCCAACGATACGATAATCCCAAGCCCACTCCTCCTTTTCACAGGACTGCGTGGGCACTTTATTCCAGTGACGCTCCGGCCGCGGTAGTGGTTGCTCCGCGGGATCATGCGAAGAGCACGGGGCTGACTACGGATTATATCCTGGCAGAATGTTTGTTCCGTTCCTCTGATTATGTGATCCTGGTAGGCAGCACTGAAGAGGGCGCATCAGAGCAATTGGGAAATATTGCAGAGGAACTAACTGAAAACGACGATCTCGTCCGTGAATTCAAGATAAAGAAGTTCATAAAGTCCTCTGCATCAGACATCATCGTGGAAATGCAGGATGGGCACAGATTCCGAGTGCTTGCAAAGGGCGCGGAACAGCGGATTCGTGGACGGTTGTGGAAGGGGAAGAGGCCGAATCTGGTAGTATGCGATGACATGGAAGATGACGAACAGGTAGAAAACCCAGAGCGCCGGATGAAATTCCGCCGGTGGTTCTTCCGCGCTGCGAAGCAAGCCCTAGGCAAACAAGGAAAGATTCGAGTGCACGGGACAATTCTGCAAGAAGATTCCCTCCTTGCTCGCCTCATCGCGTGTCCGACTTGCAAGATTCGCACGCAAGATGTTGGCGATGGTCCTTGCCCAAAATGCGGAACAGAGAAGTCCTGGAAACATCTCTATTACAAAGCCCACGCAAGCTTCGACGATTTCTCTAATATCCTCTGGCCACAGCGATGGACGGAGAAACAACTCCGCGCACGGCGGCAAGAATTTATCGAAGACGGCGATAGTGCGGGCTATTCCCAGGAATTTCTTAATGACCCCCAAGACAACGCAGAATCGTATCTCCGGCGCCAAGACTTCCTCCCCATGTCAGATGAAGATAGGGAAGTGGACAAAAAAATCTCCGTTGGATGGGACTTCGCAGTCAGTAGATCCGACATGGCTAATAGAACTAGTTATACTGTCGGTGGGCCGGATCTCCAAAATACGATCCACTTCTTAGATTTCCACGCCGCTCGCCTCAGCCCAACCGTTTCTCCCGCGGAAAAGGCTGCAGGTGAGTACGGGTGGATCGATCTGATGTTTGAAGTGGATGAACGGTGGCACCCAGGGGTGCATTTTGTGGAGGGAGGGACAATCTGGAAGTCAGTGGAAAACACTGTCTACACGGAAATGGCGGCAAGGGGAAAGTTTCTCAATCTCCAGGTGCTTAATCCGGTGAAGGATAAGGCGGTTCGGGGGATTCCACTGAAGAAACGCCATCGTGCCGGAGCTACTCGGTGGAATACCCGTGCTGATGGCTATACCAGCGCGAAGGAAGAGATGCTTCGCTTCACTGGATTCGCCGCGGCAAGACTGGACGATCAATTTGACTCCGCAGCTACTCTTGTCCTAGGCATAGAACAGCACCCTGCGGTGGAAAAGGAAGATTTCTTCACTGATGAAGATTTTGAAATGGAACGCGGGTTTTGGAATCGGAAGGAATTGGATAACTCCGGAGGGCGATCGCGTGTCACTGGATATTAAATCAGGGAACTTTTCTAAAAGACCAAGGTCTAATGATCGTGCGGTCGGTGTTGATGCGGGGTATAAAGATAAAGTTGTGCTTAGTGACGGGATTCGCTTGAATAAAAGTTTTGATGAAATTGCAGAGTATCTGGCGAAGGAATACACGACGGTTTGCGTGGAATCGCTTTCGCCAGAATTGTCCTATCTACAAATTCTGCTGAAGCGAATTGAATCCGCGTGCTTGGCAGCAAAAGTTACCTTTATCAAAATTGATCGTTTCTACCCCTCAACCAGGCTTTGTTTCGATTGCGGGAAGCTGACCGGCCCTACACAACTCCACGTGAGAAAGTGGGTATGTGGAAACTGTGGAGAGAAGCACGATCGTGACATCAACGCAGCTCGGAACATCCGGGCAAGGGGACTTAAATTGCAGGCACTGGCGGCAAAATCATGCTAGAATTAGAGATGAAGATTGAGCTGACCAAGGACGTGATTGAATCACCAAATCTCTGCGGGATGCTTTCCGATTCAGATCTCGCTGCGATTGGAGCAGAGTGCAAAGAGGGTTATGACCTAGACGAGCAGTCCCGCATGGACTGGCTCAAGCGAAATGAAGCAGGGATGAATCTTGCTCTGCAAATTCAAACAGCGAAAACCTTTCCTTGGCCGGATTGTGCGAATGTGAATTTTCCGCTGGTCACTATCGCAGCGATGCAGTTTCACGCTCGGGCTTATCCCTCCATTATCAATGGCACTAACATAGTCAAGTGCGCAGACTATGACGAGTCCGAGCAAATGACTGCTCGTGCGCGCAAAGTCAGCAAGCACATGAGCTGGCAATTGCTGGAGCAGGATAAATGCTGGGAAGAGCAAGAGGATAAGGCTATCCTCAATCTTTCCATTGTCGGGACGAATTTTAAGAAATCGTATTACTCTGCCGCCAAGCATCACAATGTGAGTGAATTGGTGCTTGCGAAAGATTTGGTGCTAAACTACTGGTCGAAGTCGGTAGAAGAATGCCCCCGGAAGACTCACATTATTCCGATGGACAGGAATGAGATTTATTCCGGCGTGAAGCAAGGTATCTATCGAGATGTGCTGGAGGAAGAATGGTATCGTTCCGCTCAGGCGCCGATGCCGAATATGATCTCCGCCGGGGAAGATAAGCGCCAGGGCACAACTCCCCCGCGCCCGGATCAAACAGCCCCCTTTACTATTCTCGAACAACACGTATCTCTGGATCTCGATCAGGATGGTTATGCTGAACCATACATCGTTACCTTTGATAAGGCTACTGCGCACGTGCTGCGTATAGTTACTCGCTTCAACGACGAGAAGGCAATCGAACGAGTCGCCGGGGGAAAGTATAAAAATCAGATCCTTCGCATTCATCCTGATGAATACTTCACTAAGAAGACCTTTATTCCTTCCCCTGACGGCGGCATTTATGACATTGGTTTTGGTGTATTCCTTGGCCCTCTTAATGAGGCTACTAATTCCTTGGTTAATATGCTCCTCGATTGCGGCACGTTGCAGACAACGGGCGGTGGCTTTTTGGGACGTGGCGCTAAGATACGAGGTGGGACTTATACTGTTGCCCCCTTCGAATGGAAGCGGGTGGATTCCACTGGCGATGATCTTAGAAAATCGATCTTTCCATTACCCGTCAACGCTCCATCCGACGTACTATTTCAACTGCTGTCTCTTCTGATCAACTATGCATCGCGTATCTCCGGCACCACGGACATAACAGTAGGAGAGAACCCCGGCCAGAACACCCCCGCTTCCACCACTCAGACTATGGTGGAGATGGGACAGAAAATCTACACGGCGATATTCAAGCGTATCTGGCGTGCGTCAAAGTCGGAGTTTCAGAAGCTTTACTTGCTTAACCGCCATTTCCTTCCAGTAAACAAAACCTTTGTTGGCGGAGCAACACTTCTCGATTATCTCGGCCCATCTGATGCAATCTGCCCTGTTGCCGATCCGAATCTGACGAGCGAATCTCTGCGCCTTCAACAGGCGATGGCACTGAAAACTGCGGCGGCAACGACTCCTGGATACAACAAAGATGCAGTGGAGCGCCGGTTCCTCACGGCACTGCGAGTCGAAGGTCAAGCGGAACTATTTCCTGGCACTGAAGGTCAGCCGCCGGCGAAAGACCCGAAGCTTGTTATTGAAGAAGCAAAGATCGCAGGAGCGGCGGCTATGCAGGATAAACAACTCGCTGCTGATAGAGAGCAATTCTTGATTGGACTGCAGGAAGAGCACGTTCTGAACATGGCGAAAGTGGTAGAGCTGACTGCGAAGGCTGAAGAAGCCGCGGCCAATGCACAGAATGAAGCAGCGTATGCACAGGTCGCTCTGATCAATGCGCAAATTTCCGATGTGCAAGAGGCGGATAAGCGGCTGAATACTCGTATTGAGCATTTCTTGCGACTGTCTGAACTGAAACTCAAGCATGTCTTGGAAAGCAAGAAACTCGCTATTGAAGAAAAGAAGTTATCTAAGGAAGCGGCATGATTGAAGCTGTAGAATTCACTGAATGGAAAGAGCACCCGGTAACTAAGGCGCTCCTTCTTGCACTGAACGCAAAGAGAGAAGAGTTGCGACAACAATGGGAAGGTGGAAGCTTTGGGGATTATTCTAAAGATACCACTATCCTTCTTAATGTCGGCAACCTGGGCACCTGTAAAGGGTATGCTTGGGTTACTGATTTAACGTATGAAGAATTGATCGGAGAATTAGGTGGAAAATAACAGTGGACTTGAGCCAGTGGGAGTTGCCGTGCTGATTAAGATGTATGAACCCGAGCGCAAAGATGGGATGATTGTTATTCCTGACGCAGTGCAAGGGAAAATGGCACAAGTGGACGTTCGGGCTACTGTGGTAGCGGTTGGGCCGGGCGCCTGGGAAGAAGAAAAGCGTCCTCGCGCAGTTCCAGGGGATCGAGTTATGGTGACGAAATTCGCTGGATTCATTGCGAAAGGGCCAAAGGACGGGCAGCTCTACCGGCTTATCAATGATCGGGATATTTTCTGCAAGATTGTAGAGGAAAATGAAAATGTCTGAGCAAGACACTCCTATCGTTGAAAGCAAGGCGACGCCGGAAGTGCGTGCACAGGCGGAGCAAATGGGCTGGATTCCTGACACACGGTATAAGGGCGATCCGGAGAATTTCGTTGATGCAGATGAATATGTGCGTCGAGGGGAGACTGTCCTTCCGATTATCAAGAAAACGAATGAGAATCTTCGGAATGAACTGACTCAAACTCGTGCTGAAGCAAAGAAGATGGCAGAATCTCTTGCAGCGGCGCAAGCGGCGATTAATGAGATGCAAGCTCGTCACGTGGTGGAGACACAGAAAGCTGTCGCGAAAGCCCGTGCGCAAGTTCGTGCGGATCTTGCCAAGGCTAGTGAAGAAGGCGACCACGTTCAAGTGGCGCTGCTCACAGATAAACTCGTCGAGATGGCGCAACCGGAACCGGCGCCAGTTCAAAAACAGGTTGCCGCCGCGAAAGAGTGGACTCCTCCCGCAGAAATGGTGGCATGGAATGCGGAGAATGAGTGGTTTGGGAAAGACCAAAAGCGAACCGCTCTTGCGGTAGGAATTGCGCAGGAGTTGAAAGACGCAGGAGAAATCCCCGGCACCCGTGCATTCTTTGACAAGGTGAAAGCACAGGTGGATGAGATCCTTCCTTTCAATCCGCAGCGTGTGGATAAAGTTGTCTCCGCTCGTGGTAGTCCGAGTGAGAACGTCGCTAAACCGAAGTCCTATTCTGCCATGCCCGCTGATGCGAAGGCAGAATGTGACGCAGAGGCATTGAACTTCGTCGGCAAGGGTAAAGCATTCAACACAAAAGCAGAGTGGCAGGCGCATTACGCAAGCATTTACTGGGAGGCATAATGGAAAAGTTAAACGTAGCAACACCTGCAGCAAAGGCGGAAAGAAAACGCATACCGATGAGTGTGCAGGTGCAACGGCTGGAAGCGCAGGAAATTCCGGGGTATCATTTGCATTGGTTCACCGGCGACTCCGCGCGTATTGCCCGCGCCCAGGCTGCTGGATATGAATTTGTAGGTGCGGACGAATTAAGTATTAACTCTGTAGGAATTGGCACCGACTCCATCCATTCAGGTAACACTGACATGGGCAGTCGAGTAAGTATTGTATCAGGGCAGGAGGTTGGCAAGGACGGTCAACCCATGAGGTTAGTATTGATGAAGATAAAACTTGAGCTTTATGAGGAAGATCAATCCCTCGTGGAAGCGCAGAATGAGAAGGTTGCTGCATCAATTCGTGGAGGCTACATTGGCTCGGAGAAAGATGCACAAGGAGACAGACAACATCGATACGTGGATGAGAAGAGGACGAATATCCCCAACTTATTCACCCCCAAGCGGTCTCGCACCGCCTAACACATGGAGATCTTTGAATGGCAAATTCAAACAGACCGTCCGGGTTTTCTCCTGTTCAGTATTTGAACGGAGCCCCCTGGAACGGCCAAAGCCGAATCTACTCGATTGCGGCAAGTTATGGAACGGCGCTGGCAATCGGTGACCCGGTTATCAGCAGTGGTACGGCAGACACCAACGGAGTTCCGGGGATTGTTCTCGGCGCAACGACTGGCGCGCTGCGCGGTGTTATCGTGGGACTGGGGAAGTATGAGAATTTGCTTGCTAATCCGAGCAATCTCGATATTACTTACCGTCCAGCGAGTGATCCGGCAGTGTGGTATGCTGCGGTGGTCGATGATCCGAATGTTCTCTTCAGTGTGCAGGAAGAGTCGAACGGAACACAATTAGCTGCGACGGAAGTGGGTCTGAATACCATTTCGAAAACAGGCGTGAACAATGGCTTTGTTTCGGGATGGCAGATTCCTTCCGCCACCGGCGCAACCCCGGCGACTACTGCTACTTTGCAACTGCGCCTCTTCGGTCTCGAGCGTAAGCCTGCTGGCACGAATGCTTTCGGCGCGTATGCAAGATGGCTGGTTCAGATCAACGTCCATGAGCTTGCTCACGGCACAGGCGCCGCTGGCGTATAAGGAGAATAAATCATGCCCGGTGGAATTATTAATACTGCTAGCCATCCTAAGCTACTGTGGCCAGGAATCTTTACTACCTGGGGTCAGATGTATAACCAATACGCAACAGAATATACGGATCTTTATGACATCCGCAATTCTGCTCGCGCGTACGAGCAAGGCGTGCAGATCACGCCGTTCGGCCTGGCGCCTGTTAAAGGCCAAGGCGCTCCGGTGCAATACGACGGTGAGGTGCAGGGTGTTGTAACTACCTACTCCCACATTGCGTATGCGCTTGGCTACATTGTAACTTACGAAGAGCAGCAAGATAACCTGTATAAGGAAGTCGCTACTCGTCGTGCGCAAGCAAATGCGTTTTCCATGAGCCAGACTGTGGAGCAAGTTGCTGCGTTCCTCTACAACAACGCATTTTCCACCACCTACTTCACCACAGGTGATGGTGTAGCGTTGTGCAGCGCTTCCCACGTTAACGCAACCGGCGGCACGTTTAGTAATACGCTGACACCTGCTGCTGACTTGTCCGAGGCGGCGCTGGAAGATCTGACTATCCAGATCATGGGTGCGCAGAATGATACTGGCTTGCTGATCAACATCATGCCGGAATCGCTTCACATCTCCCGTAATGAGTGGTTCAACGCGAATCGGATTCTGCAATCAGTTCTGCAGGCTGACAGCGCGAACAACAACATCAACGTGCTTAAGGCGACGAATGCGTTTCCGAAAGGCATTAAGATGAATCATTACTTCTCGTCCGCGCATCCCTGGTTCATCCGAACCAACTGCCCGGAAGGGATGACGATGTTCTGGCGCCAGCAGCCCACCTTCGATCAGGACAATGATTTTGATAATAAGAACCTGAAGGCCGCCAGCTACATGCGATTCTCCGTGGGCTGCACTGACCCGCGCGGCATCTACGGAAGCAATGGGCCTTAATTAGGGTAGCAGTTCGGGAGGATGGAGGAAGTCCGTCCTTCCCTGCGGTTGTCCTAAGCGTGCTAGGCGCATTCCTAGCTGACTAGAAGAGGAGTTATCATGCGTAATGGAGTTGGATTACCTGAATCAATCACTATGTCCCCGGCGCCAGCGAGTGGTTATCGCTACCGCACCCAGATGGGGATGGTGTCGAGTATGGAATATGCAGTGGATTTTAATGATTTCCTGGGGAAGGTGACGACCAATGTTCCCTTTGGCTATTCCGCAGCAATTATTGATGTCAGTGCAACAATGGTCACGGCGACAACGGCGGGGAGTCTCGGAGCTTCCGGTGTCTTGATTGCGTCGGGCGCGGGCACGTCAGAGGGCGCTGCGTTCTACGGGGAGAAATCAATTCAACTCACCGCGAATAAGCGTTTCTTCATGGAAGTACGTGTGCAGACTTCCCTCGCGGCGAACACGGATTTGCAATTTGGCTTATCTTCCCTCACGGCAACGACGAATCCAGAGGATCTGTGGACAACGACTTCTGACAGTCTAGTAGCTTTCGGCATTCTCGCCGGCAGTGCAACGCCGAAAATGCTGGCGGATAAGTCGAATTCTGGTAGCACGGCGGAAACGGCAGTTTCTCCAGGGACACTGGTAGATAGCACCTGGACTGTCCTGGGTATTCACTATGATGGTCAATTCCTATCTGGCTATCAAGACGGACAGAAGATCCTCGATTGGTCCCAAGCCGTCGCCACCACAGTGCCCACTGGTGTAGCCCTTGCCCCTTTCTTCGGCTTTCGCACGGGCAACTCTGCTTCGAATAAAGGTTACATCGACTACGCTCGCATCGTTATTCAGCGATAGGAGAGGGAAATGGCTAATAGAAGTCAAATCACGATCCTGGAAGAAGGCCCTCGCAATGCGAAGGTTGCTATTGTGGGGGTTCTGGACTCTTCGAATTATTCGGGGAATGTTAACATTTCTTCGTTTACAAATAACGAGCCAAATCAAGCGGGGACGTTTCGCTACTTTGCGATCCAAAAAGCGGAATACGCGATTAACAGTCCGCTGACCTTCGTAATAGATTGGCATGCCACGACGAATCAGTTAGCCCTTGCCATAGCTGATTCGAATGACATCAACTTCGGAAAAGGGGGCGGTCTATTACCAAGTAATGCAGCTGCGGCGGGGTTCACGGGGAACTTTGACCTTTCTACTGTGGGATATGCAGCTGCAAGCACAGTCGGTTTTACCATTCTTTTGACATTGAAGAAAATCTACTCATGACCATCCCTAATGATAATACTCCGGCGTCTATTATCCAGGATGCTTATTTTGACGCCGGGCTTATTCAAGAGGGAGAGACAGCTAACTCTGAAAAGATCGCTAATGGCATGCGGAAGCTGCGGGATTTAATCAATCTGTGGCAGACGCAAGGACTTAAGCTTTGGCTGAATCAGGATACAACTGTTACTCTCGTTGCTGGAACGGGGACGTATACCTTTGGGCCGACGGGTAGCGTGGTTATGGTGAAGCCGGAACGGGTAATTGATGCGTATTATTTGGATATAAATAACGTTAGTCGCCCGCTCATCTCTATATCTCGTTCCGAATGGGATCGCTTGGGGAATAAAACAAACCAAGGCGCGATTAATTCTTACTTCGTAGACAAGCAACAGACTTATCTCGGAGTGAAATTCTACAACGTGCCTGATGCAACGACAGCGGCAGGAACGGTTCATTTGATTTTCCAGATGCAAGTGACGAATTTTTCTACGCTTACTGAAACGATGAACTTTCCGGTTGAGTGGAGGATTGCTCTGCGTTGGGGACTTGCAGATGAACTGGCGACGGGCCAGCCACAGTCCATTATGGATCGTTGTGCGCAGAGAGCACTTGCTTATCGCACGGCATTGGAAGACTGGGATGTAGAAGACGCAGATACCCGAATTGCTCCTGATTCCCGCGCCCATCGTTTCTCCGGGACGTTCAGCTAATGGCTCAGTCTGAATCAGTTATTCTTCCCAAGCGTATCCCGCTGGTGCTTCGTCCAGAGAATAGGGATGAGACTAGTCTGAAAGATGCGAAGTTAATTAACTGTTATGTAGAGAAAGATAAGGAGACTGGGGAACACTGGGTGTTCAAGCGTCCAGGGCTTCGTCAATACGGTAGCACAAAGTCCGGGAATGGCTACGGCGTGTATAATTGGCTAGGAGACATCTATGAAATATTCGGAGATACCCTTTACAAAAATGGAACCTCTGTTGCTGCACCACTCAATACTGCAAATGGAGTGTATCGGTTCTCTTCCTGCAAAGGGACGACCCCTCGATTACAGTTAGGGAACGGACTTACTGCCTACAATTACGACTCAGGTGGAGGATTGGTTCCTATCGCAGGAGCAAACTTTCCGGCTCCTTTTGTCAAAGGATGGTCATATCTGGACGGAACCACCTACGTCATGGACTTTGATGCGTCGATCAGAGGATGTGATAGTCTCAACGCGCCAGACCTATGGACAGATATCCTTAATCGAATTGACGCTCAGATTGAACCCGACGGGGGAATTGCCCTGGGAAAACAGCTTGTCTACGTAGTTGCGTTTAAGCAGTGGACAACAGAAATCTTCTACGACGCGGCGAATCCTTCTGCCTCTCCACTGAGTCCAGTGCAAGGCGCAAAAATTAATTACGGATGTGCTAACGCTGACTCTGTGCAGGATATTGATGGCACGTTGTTTTGGCTTGGAACGAATCGCGGGGCGGCGCCGCAAGTGATTATGTTGGAGGGACTGAAAGCTAGCATCGTTTCCACTAAACCCATTGAGCGTCTGTTTGGAGAAGCCGACTTAACGGATATCATGTCCTTCGGCATTAAATACGAAGGCCATCGCTTCTACGGGCTCACTCTGCGCAGCAAGAACATAACTCTTGTGTATGATATGACGGAAAATCTCTGGGCGCAGTGGACGGATACGAACGGGGATTACTTTCCGATTGTATCGAATAACTTTCTATCGGGCGCGACCGGGGGGCGGATTCTCCAGCACGAGACGAATGGGAAGAGCTACTTATTCGACTCCACCTACACCAGTGATGCTGGAGATGTAATCACTGCGGATCTCTATATTCCAAACTTCGACGGCGGAACGCGGAGAAGGAAGCAACTGAATAATCTCGAATTTATCGGAGACCGAGTGACAGGTAGCACCCTCCTCGTCCGCTGTAACGATAACGATTATGATGCGAATTCTTGGAGTAATTTCCGTCGAGTAGACATGAGCATGGAGCGTCCGATGCTTACTAACTGTGGCACCTTCCGTCGGCGCGCCTACCACATTCGCCACGAGTCAAACACTCCCATGCGTCTCCAAGCAATGGAAGCACAGATCGATCTGGGGACGCTCTGATGGGACGCGCGGATTTCTATCAACCAGGTGACTGGAACGCTGTATGCTACGAATGTGGAAGGAAGAGAAAAGCATCCCAGATGAAACGCCACTGGCAGGGATACTATCTCTGCCCAGAGCATTGGGAAGTTCGCCAGCCGCAAGACTTCGTCCGTGGGGTTGCTGATCCCCAGGCTCTCCCCTGGAGTCAACCAATGCCAGAGGATAATTTTGGCCTTATGTGTACGCCGAATGGAAGTAGTGCAGTCCCCGGAACTATGGAACCTGGCTGTATAATTCCCGGCTATCTTAGTCCTATGTTCAATCCTACTTTGGATTTTTAATATGCCTTTACACACTCCGCCTTTTATAGATCGAGATTTGTCTACCTCTAATATAGTCACCGCTGACTGGTTAAATGGAGTTAATGTCGGGGTTTATACCGATCTTCCATTGAAATTAAGCAGTGCGACACTTGCAGCACCTAACAGTGCGGAATTACTCAATGTTTTAAATCCTGGAACAGGTGGAAAAGCCAGGGACTTAGACGAAAAATTATTGCAAGATCTGCCTTCAGTATTTGATATGATGACTGCTGCGCAGATTGCAGATATTACAGGTCTTACCGGCGCAATTGACGTTACGGCAGAAATAGCACAAGCAACTACTGCGATGCTTTCTTTAAAGTTCCCTCGTGGAAAGTATCTGGTAAGCGGGGAGGCTCCGTTAACCATGCGCGCTGGCGGTTTATGGGTGATGGAGGGCGCTGAGTTCCTTCACACTA